AACGACATCAAGTTCCTATGGAACCACGACTCTGGCGAAATCCTTGGCTCTACAAGAGCAGGCACTCTAAACCTAAGTGAAGATGGCCGAGGGCTAAAAGTAGAAGGTGTGTTGCCCAACACTTCCCGTGGTCGCGATGTTGCAGAGCTTTTACGCCGCGGTGACGTAGATGCAATGTCTTTCGGATTCAGTGTCCCGCAAGGCGGAGATACTTGGTCTAACGATGGCTCTGAGCGCACACTAAAGTCGGTCAGGCTTCACGAAGTTTCAGTAGTAGCATGGCCCGCTTACACGGCAACTGCTGGCACTGTTTCGGTACGCAAGTTTGAAGAGACTGCTAAGCGAGCAGATGTAAACGCAGAGGCCTTGGCAGATGCACTAGGCAAGATTGAAGACGGTCTAAACATCACAAGTGAAGAGCAAGAAATGCTAAGCAGGGTTATAGACACCTTGGCACCAGAAGCCGTTGCTGAAGCGGTGGACGAAGTAGAAGTAGAATTAGAAGCAGAGCAAGTACCTACCGGTAACCTGGAATTGCTTGAACTCAAGAAAAAGAAGTTACAGCTATTGGATAGGAAATAACATGGCAACCAAAGATCAAATCAAAAAGGCAATCCTTGAGGTTGCTGGAAACCCTGAGTCCGGCTCTGTATTTCTTTTGGCGGACAAGTGGGCTGATGCAATAGTTGGCCTAGACGCTCTCGAGAGTGACGGCAAGGTCGTAGAGACTGCCAAATTCGACAGGCCAGCAAAAGAAACCCGCATAACAAAGGCTGAAGAAACCAGGTAACTTTACGCGGTCTTCAGGCGGGTTCCCCCAGAGATTTACCCTTCTCTCTGGGGGTTTCCTTTACCCTGTGGAAACTTCTTGTAAAATTGAAGAATCGTATGCGTGTCAGCACCTGCGTTAGTCAGTTGAGCGTCAGCGCCACTGCAAATCTATCAAAAATAACTAAGGAGACTAAAATGTCTGAGTTTATCAAATCTCAGCAAGAACTCCGCAACAACCTCATTACACAGGTTAGAGAAGTCCTAGACTTTGCTGACTCTGAGGCACGCGGACTTGACGCTGAAGAACTATCAAAGATCAATGCAATCGAAGCCGACATCGCAAAGGCTGACGCGACAATCGCCGCTGCAACCCGCAACGATGCTCGCGCACTAGAGGCATCCGTAGCAGCTAAGGGATTCATTCCTGCTGTTTCCGAAGAGCGTTCCGCATCTGACATCTTCCGTGCAATGGCATCGGGCGAGCAGCGTGGACACACCTTTGAGAAGCGTGCCGCTCTAGTTCCATCTACAAACACCGTTCCTAAGTCGTTCTACGACCAGGTATTCAGTGTTGCACGTTCAGTAGGCCCAATGCTTGACGTTCCTGGAATCATCCAGACGACTTCAGGCGAAGACCTCACAATCCCAACTTTGTCAGCTTATTCTGCAATGACCCTAAAGGGTGCCGGAGCAGCGCTAGACGACGTAGAGCCTACATACGCAAGCATCACGCTTGGCGCTTACAAGTACGGTGGGATCATTCAGGCAGCTTCAGAGCTAGTAACCGACGCAGGCTTCGACCTAGGCTCACACCTAGCCGAGCAAGCTGGTAACGGCATAGGCTATGCAGTCAACGCTGCTCTAACCACTGGAACTGGATCATCACAGCCAAACGGTATTGTTACCGCTTCTGCTGCTGGTGTTACTGGAGCCACCGGTGTCACCGGCGCTTTCACCGCTGACAACCTAATTGACCTAATCTACTCGGTTGATGCAGCTACCCGTCGCAAGGCTTCATTCGGTCTGATGATGAACACTTCATCAATCGGTGCCGCTCGCAAGCTAAAGGACACCGCTGGAAACTACCTATACAACATCTCACAGGTAGGCCCAGGAGGCCAGGACACATTTGCTGGCTTCAGAGTTGTAGAGAACCCTCACATGGCAGACGCCGCTCTTGACGCAAAGTCTGTACTTGCAGGTTCATTGGACAGCTACAAGGTTCGTTTGGCGGGTGGCCTAGATGTCGCTTCGTCAACCGACTTCGCTTTCCAGAACGATCTAGTAACTTGGCGTTTCACCATGCGTCTTGATGGCGACCTAACGTCAAACACCGAGATCAAGTACTTCGTTGGCGGCGCAAGCTAATCTAACGAAATAGGTTGAGGCCCTCATGGTTATAGGTTGCTATGGGGGCTTCTTCTTTGTTCAATCAAATAGTCACATGAGACTGATAAAGGTAAACTAGACGCATGGCAATTACTGATGGATACACAACTCTTGTAGAGGTAAAAGCGATACTACGTATTACTGACAACGTAGACGACTCTTTACTTGAGACTTGTGTAGAGGCCGCATCGCGACAGATAGACACACACTGCGAACGAGTATTCTCGGCAACTACAGCTACAAGGGTCTTTGCACCTGACAGCAACTACTTGGTTTCAATAGACGACCTATCTACGCTTACAGAGCTAAAGACTTCTTCTGGCGCAGATGGCGTTTTTGACATAACTTGGACGGCAAACGATTATCAGTTGGAGCCACTAAACGGCTTGGCTGGCAGCACATACAGCCCGTACACTCGCATCCGCGCAATAGGCGATTACTTGTTTCCCACACTTGACCAAGAAGCTACAGTCAAGGTAGAGGGCGTGTTCGGTTACGGGGCAGCCATCCCGACAGACGTAAAGCAAGCTTGCAACCTTTTGGCAATACGCCAGTTCAAGCGTTACGACAGCCCGCTTGGAGTCGCAGGATTCGGTGACATCGGAGTAGTAAGAGTAAGCCGTGTTGACCCAGATATTGAAGCACTACTAGGGCCTTACCGGAAGATGCGGATGGCCTAATGGCTTCTATAACAGTCATACGCACCAGACTGGCAGCAAACCTAGGCACAATTAGTGGACTTAGGACTGCGGCTGAGTTGCCTGACAACCCGACGCCACCTATCGGCATTATCAACCTAGATAGCGTTGATTACGATGGTGCTATGCAGGGCGGGCTAACAACCTACAGTTTCGTTGTAATGGTAGTAGTTGGGCGAGCAGCCGAGCGAGAGATGCAACGTAAGCTTGATGCTTATTGCGATGCCACGGGAAGTCAGTCCGTGAAAGTTGCGATAGAATCAGATAAGACGCTTTCTGGTGAAGTGTACGATCTTCGGGTTGAACGCTCTAGCGGAATGGGTTCGATAATCATAAACGATCAGAACTATCTGGCGGCTGAATTCACAGTCACCGTCTTGGCATAATAGGAGAAATAAAAATGGCAAAATTCGTAGTAACATCCACATCAGTAACGCTTAACTCGGTAGACGTCTCGGCATCATGTGCGCGGGCCGAGCTAACTATAAATTCATCCGAAGTCGAAACAACAGATTTTGGGAGTGCCGGGTATGTCGAGGTCATCGGTGGGCTAAAATCAGGCACCGTGTCTCTAGACTTCCACTCTGACTTCGGCACAGGTGGAGTATCTGACACCTTCGAGGATCTAATTGGGACTGTTATCCCGATCGTGCTAATTGCCGCTAACGGTACAGTAGCCTCAGCAACCACGCCCTCATACTCGTTTAACGCGCTTGTGACAAGCTTCACACCAGTAAGCGGCGCAGTGGGCGATTTGGCCACGTTTAGCGTATCGTTTCCAACAAGCGGTGCAATCACCATAGCAACCTCATAATAACTAAAGGAAAATAAAATGCGATTCAACCTATTGATCAAATTCGCGGACGAAACTGAAAAGACAATTACTGCCAGCACTGCTGACTTGGTTGCCTTTGAGGATAAGTTCAATATTTCAGTCGGAAAGCTCGCTTCAGAGCAGCGCCTAGGACACTTATTGTTCCTAGCGTGGCACTCAGAGCAGCGAACCAAATCTACAAAGCTAACCTACGACCAGTGGCTAGATACTGTTGAAGGTGTAGGCGAAAGCGAGTCAGACCCAAAATAAAGGGTCTTGGCGATGATTCGTCTCACTGGTACATAGCTGGAATGGCTGTGGAAACAGGGATTTCGCCAAGAGAGCTTTTGCAGCTTGACGATCGTATGCTGTGGACGATGTACCGCTGGATGGTTGCAAAGAACACTCCTAAGAAGTAAGGATGCCCCCTCTCAGGAGGGGGCTTTCTTATTGCGATAGAATTGACTAATAGATAGGCGGCGTTAATGAGTTTGTTCGGTTCCTTACAGGCGTCCTTCGCAGCCGGCGGTGCCCGAGGTGCTGCCAAGCTAGGTGGAATGTTTTTGGGCGGACAAATGGCTAAGCCTGACTATAACAGCCTTTATGCTAAGGCAATAAACGAAACCAAGTCGGGCCTTAATCTTCGAGACTTACAGGCTTTAGAAAAAGCGCTAAGAGAGCTAGAGCCAAGGCTGCTAAATAAGTTTAAAAGGGACGCAAAGAAACTTGGTGAACCTGCCAAAAAAGATGTTGTAAAAGCCTTTAGGGCCATCCCTAGAAACGGCCCGCTAGGCCCAATAAGAAGAAAAGGCAGAACCTACGATAAGATGTCCACAAACCTAGGCCGGTTGGCCTGGTCGGGATCTAGCAAGCAAAGAAACGCTATTGACGTCAATTACAAGTCGCGAAGTCAGTCTGCTTTTAAAAAGGGCATGAGCGCCCAAGACAAGACGCTTTCGGTTATTAGAGTAAGAGTGCGTGGTGCCGCCTACGTTGTTGCAGACATTGCAGGCGCAAGCATGAAATCACGCAAGGCCTCGGGCGAGATGTCTCGTAAATACCAAATAAATGCGTTTGGAAAAGGCGTTGTCACTCGCGACCATAGGATTAGTGCAAGTAACGTTGACAATTGGATTATGAGGCTGAACGGCAGTAGCGGCACTTTGAGCAATAAACCATCTCGCTATGCTTGGCCTGCATTTAGAAACCACGCAAAAGAATATAGAGTTAACTTTGGATCCCTTGTAAACGAAGTGGTGTCTGAAACAAACAGGAGGTTGCAGAGCTAATGGCATTACAAGCACTAATTATGCCGCTAGTAGCGGTGCTAAAGGGAGCCGGGTTCGGTCAAGCAATGAAGGCCCTTCGCGGTCTTGATGGCGAGTTTAAGCAAGTTGCTAAATCCGCTGCTTTTGCAGCCATAAACTTTGCCGCCGCGGGATCTATTCAGAAGCTAACTCAGTATTTCGATGAAGCCGTTTCTGTAACTCAGAAGTATGAGCGAAACATACTTGCACTAAACCAGACCTTTCAGGCGCAATCCGGAACCATGCGTGAGTTTACCCGAGATGCCGCAAAAATGGGTGTTTCTCAGTCCCAAGCTGCTCAAGCTTCGGTCTTTCTTGGTTCGGTGCTAAAGCAATATGGACTTGAAACTAGCGTTACTGCCGGAGAGACTCAAAAACTTATTGGACTATCTCAAGACCTAGCTACAACTTATGGTTACGACCTGCAAGAAGCCTTGCTCGCTATGACCGCTTTGTTCCGTGGTGAGTACGACCCGATTGAGAAGTTCGGTGTCGCCATGAAGCAAAACGAGATTAATGCTCTGCTTGCCGAACGCGGTCAGGCAAAACTAACTGGAACGATGCAGTTTCAGGCCCAAGTGCAGGCGCGACTTGATCTGCTCTATATGCGTTCCGCAGACTCAATGGGCGCTTTCGAGAGGGCTACTGGGACACTTTACTCTGCACAACAGCTACTAAACGCGTCTCTTGAGAATCAACAAATTGCATTTGGCACGCCGCTTCAGGAGCCAATAGCGGAGCTTACTAACGTATTTAACAAGTTTGTACTTCAAATAACCCCAGCAATAGAGGCTATTGGCACTGCGCTTGGCGCGGCAATCGGGAATTCGGTTCCTCTTGTAAGCACCTTCTTTAATGCAATAGCAAAACTTGTTGATATTACCGGAGAACTTGCAACTGCTTTTTATGAATTTGATGCGTCCACTAAGGCGTTTGGTCAATCAGCAGAAGAAGCTGGCGGCTATATGGTTGCTTGGTCAAGCGGAGTGGCCTCATTTGAACATGGACTAGCATCTATGGCTCCGGCAACAGATGCGTTTACCAAAAAGATGAACGACCTTGCATTTGAGCAGGATGGTTTACAAAAGAAGATTGCAAGCGGAGCCGACACCTATGGGGTTTATGAAAAAGCCCTTCAAAGAGTAATCCAAGAAACAATAAATCTTCAGTATTTGGATAGCTCCGAAACCGCGCTGAAGAGGTTTGCAATAGCAGCAGAGCGTAGCCGCGCAGAAATGGATCGCTTCAGAAAATCTAATGCGGCTTTTGCCGGAGTTCCACTTGACGAATACTTACGTGGCGTAGCAACTGCGGCTGATGAAGCAACTGGCAACGTGTCAACGCTATCAGATGCTTTTGCAAGCATAGATGAGGCCATTCGCCAGAGCGAGGCCAAGGATGCCCTTGAGGGCCTTGGGCTAAGCGCCGGACTAATTGGAAGAGTCCTTACAGAGCCTAACTGGGAAGAAATCTTTGGAAAGATTAGGCGTCTAGCCATTCTCACGGCTATTGACATTGCTTCTATTTCAAATGTGTTCGGTCAGGCCCAACTTCTGCAAGAGATTGAGGATATTAGCAAATTCCTGTCTGGCGCTTTGACTATTGAGCCAAAAAAGACAGAAACCAAAAACAAACAGGCTGTAGACACCATCTTTGACAGTCTAAAAAAAGACATTATGCAGCAAACCGCAAGGTTGCAGCTTGAGCAGATGACTAATTCCGAGGGTCTAATAAATATGATCCTCGGTCGCGAAGACTGGCTGTCGCTGTGGATAAAGATAAAGAAAAGCACAACGCTTCTTTCGGAATTAGAAGATCAGTTCTATAAGACCGGCGCTGGCGCTCAAGAGCTTGCAGATGCAATAGAGGCCTGGAAAGCCTACGATGCCGCAGTCCTAGCCGTCAACGAGCGCCTAAAGATCACAATTGAAAACATTGTCAGGCAGGCCGAACAATTAAAGCTTAGCTTTACTGATCTGCTGGTTGCGTTTGACGTTCTTCCAACAATTGCTATTGAAATGGGCCGGTTTGAGTCGGCAGTAGTTGCTCAGCTTGCATCTATTGAAGCATCACTACAGTCGGCGTTCCGTAACGGAGACTTGTTTGAAGAGGGCTATAATGCCCTACGCACATTCGCTAGGCAGGAATTGGCTGTGTTGCGGTCTATGCAACGTCAGCGCGATGACATGGCAAACCGCTTCTCTTTGTCAAAAGCGATTATAGACGAATACAGAACTGCCTTTACTGGCGCTATGCAGCTTACCTCTCTGTTCAACTCTCTCAAAGACGAGACTGAAAAGCGAACGGTTACAGA